GTATTACAACGCTCCAATGGTTAAGTCTGCTTACTACAACCCATTATCACTACCAAAAGCGCCAACAACTAGTTACGAGCAAATAACTATTCCTGGTGGAGGTGGCTCTTACACTGTTGCTAAAATAACTGAAGGAAGAGAAGGATTATTTCACTTTGTTCACCAAGGCAACTACGACGATGCTCTAAAGGCTTGGACAATAAATAAAGACGGAAGTATTGCTGGCGGTAAAGGTACTATTCAAATGGACCGTGAGTACAATAACGCACAAACTTTTGCAGATGTACTACAAAAGTCTAAGCAAAAGAAGTCAACCTTTGACCCAAACATGTATGGTTTTAAGTTTCTTTATAACCCAAAAGAAATTTCAATGGCTTGGGGTTCTTTAAACGGTGTAAGCCCTGAGTATATGTCTTCAGGTCAATCTACTACTGCCCCTGTTCTTGCACTAAGCAGCACAATTAACGTAGACCTTATGTTGAACCGCATTGAAGATATGAATGTACTAAAGCCAGATGGAAGTTATGTAGGAAGCGACCCTTATCCTACATTTAAGTTTCCATCTAATAAAGACAGAAAAAAAGAATACGCAAAAATTTATAACTGGGGAACAATGTACGACATTGAGTACCTACTTAAAACTCTTCACGGATTTCACACTAACTGGAAGAGTACTTTGCGTGGAGAGACAAATGACCCAGGTTGGTTACCGCTCATTTGGGTAGAACTTCATCTTGGTAACACTATGCGTTACAGAGTTAGAGTTGAAAATATTTCTGTAAATCACGTAATTTTTAACAGTCAAATGGTTCCAGTGTTGACCACAGTAAGCCTTACTTGCCGTAGACAACTCGACGTCAACTATGAGGTATCTAAATGATTTATTTAGATAGCAGATATGCGGATGGACCTTTGTTTTACGGATATCACACTTACAAAAATGAGTTTGCACTAACTGTTTTTAGAGCGTGGTCTTTTTCTCAAAGTAAATATTTTATTTATGAAGTTACTGAAATTGACAGAATTGAACATATTGCTGCTAATACTTTAGGCAACCCTGCATTGTGGTGGAAAATTATGGATATTAACCCAGAAGTTATCAACCCTTTTGAAATCCCTATAGGAACTCAACTAAGGATTCCTAATGAGTAATCTAACTAGACAATACAGATATGGAACGTCTTTTGACGTTTTGTACCCAGATTTTCCTTCTTTTACCAAACAACCACTGTGGTTTGAACTTACTCAAGAACAAGGAAAACAAGACGTATTAAAACTTGCGTATACTTCTTACGACAAGTTTTATCAAACTGCTTTAAAAACTGGTGCGTTAATAAAACTTACTTGGAAAAACCAAAACTCTCAAGGTACTTTTCACGGTCATTTTTATGACTCTACCCACACTTCTCAAGCAACGGTTGAACGTAACATTATAGTTACTGCCGTTGGTGCTTCTTTTGCGCTAAAAGAAGGTGGCTCAAAGATGTGGAAAAACAAAACTGCATCAGAAATTGCTATTGATATTGCTAAGAAAAACAAACTAAAACCAGTTGTAACGCCATCTCCAATTAGATTTGGACAGCAGTCTCTAAATGGTCATACCCACTGGGAAAAACTTCAAGAACTTGCTGCACGTATTGGCTATGTTTGCCAGGTGATAGGGGTTGAACTTCATTTTCATCCTATTGACAAAATGATTGACCATTTTAGTACTGTAATACCAGCGCTTTCTTTTCAAGACGCAATGTTTAACTCAGGGCATACTGTAGATGGTCACACTTTGGATAAGTTTAAATCTAAAGTTGGAAGTCTGTCAGAACTAGGGACACATACAAAGAAGACTAAGAACGTTTCTGGAATTGATTCTATTACTGGAAAAGTCTTCAATAACACCTCTGCACCAAGTAAAGTTGGAAAAAACGTGCGTAAAACAAACGCTGCAGAACTTTTCAAAGAAAACATACCAACACGTGTTGCAGAAAGCCCTGCTGTTGCTAAGGCAATGGCTGAAGGGTTTGCTCAACTTGCAAGGTTTTCATTGCACGCAGAAGGCTCTGCCCAAGGTAACGCTAATATCGCACCCTATAAAACTATTGAAATAAATGGAACAGGCGAAATAACTGATGGATTTTGGGTAGTAAAAAAGGCTACTCATTTCTGTCACGTAGACGGAAGGTACAACGTTGAATTTACTTGTATGACCGATGGAACTGGCGCAAATAAAGCAACGCAATTTCGTCCAAGTAGTGCAAGTGTGGTTCCAACTCGAAACTTGGTGTCAGAAATGGCAACTGGTATGAAAACAAAAACGACTCAACCTCAAATAAGTAAAAAAGTACCTCTAGTAAACCAAAGCAATGCGGGAGTTAAACTTTCGTCTAATAGATGGGTAGGTGTCTGATGGAGACTTCAATTTCGTTACCTTTTAAAGTAACTTCTTACGGTTCTATTGCAACAACCACAGAACAATCAAAACTGTGGTCCGATAGAGTCCGTGCTGTAATAGGAACAAACATTAGAGAACGTGTCATGCTTCCAGATTTTGGAACTTTGGTACCTGAAGCGTTTATGCAAACAGAGGAAGATGCTGAAGCAACCATAAAGACTGAAGTAGAACGTGGGTTTACCAAGTACTTAGACCAACTTACCCTTTCATCTGTTAACATAACTTTTGACGAATACGCAAATACCACAAACGTCACAATTTTGTACCAACTTCCCAACAATGAAGAAGCCAGTGTTACAATTGGTATTGTTACCAATCTTGGAACTCTGCCCCAGACTCAGGAGAACCTATGAGCACGCCGCCATCCGCTATACCTCAATCCATTGATTACACTGGTCGTGATTATTACGCAATTCGTGAACAGTTAATTACACGCATTCAAGACCGTATACCTACATGGACTGCTACTAACTCTGCTGATTTTGGTGTTGCTCTTGTAGAAGCCTTTGCTTACCTTGGCGATTTAATGTCGTATTACATTGACCGCAATGCTAACGAAGCATTTATTGCTACTGCTACTCAAAGAGAGAGTGTGTTAAATCTTTCTCAAACTTATGGATATATTCCTGCTGGTTACCGCAATGCAAGTCTTAACATCACCTTTACAAACACTTCCGAAGATACTGTAGTAAGCCTTCCTGCTGGAACAGTTGTTTCAGGAGATGTCATTATTGGAGACACAGTCCAGACTGTGTATTTTACTACACAAACAACAGTTATTTCTGACCCAGGCGTAAACGGTGGAGTTGTTATTGTTGCAGCAAAAGAAGGCCGAAGTGTGAGCCTTGTTTCAGATAATGCTAACCAATACGGAGAGTTAGTAGGAAGTTCTGATGGAACTCCTAACCAACTTTTCCAACTTTTTGAAAACCCAGTTGTTGATGGAAGTATAGAAGTATACGTCAGAAGTGGTTCTTCTACTTACTCCAAATGGCGTCAAGTACAACACATCATTGACTTTGGAGAATACGAACAAGTATTTACAGTAACAGAAGACGCAGACACCAATGTTTATATTTCTTTTGGCAATGGAATTTCAGGCCTTATTCCAGTTAATTTTTCTGAAATTAGAGTTCAATACCAAGTAGGTGGAGGAACTGTAGGAAACGTTGTTCCACAAACAGTAAATACTATTGAATATATTCCTGGGGTTTCTACAAATGATTTAGTTTCCATACAGTCATACTTAACCCCAAGCAATGACGGCGTCGGTGTTGACGGTGCTGAACCAGATTCTTTAAATCTTATTCGTGCATTGGCCCCCTTGTACTTACGTGCTAACACACGTGCTGTTACTTTAGAAGATTTTAGAAGTATTGCTTTAGGCGTAAGCGGTGCTGGTAAAGCAAAAGCCACATCAGATATTTGGACATCTGTAACAATTTACCTTGCTCCATCTCGAACTGTCTCAGACCCAGACCTACACCCAGGACTTGGCGATGATGAGTACACCCCTACTTCAGGTTGGATTGATTTGGCTGTTAGAACACAGGCAGCGCTTGACCCCAACTTACTTATTGGTGTAACTGCTGTTATTCAACCACCAACTTATGTAGATGTCATTGTTGCTTTGCAATACACAAAAATGCCGCAATACACCAATGCTGAAGTTGAAAAAAACATTAAATCAAAGT